TGGCACATCTGGAATGGTCATTAAATCAGACATGGGCGTTAGACTTTGCTAACGAAGTAAACGCGATCCATGCCAAAGGAAGAGCAGCTGCCAAACGATTCTCAGAACAGCCAAGACGAATCCCATGTCCAAGCGATGACTGTAAGAAGTTCGTAATAGTAGATGCAGAGAACCTAACAGCAGAAGTAACGTGCTTCGGATGCAAACAAACCTGGACGGTACTGCGATTGGTGGCCCTAGCAATGAGCAACCCAAAGAAGATCTTCTACCTAGATGTAGAAGCAATAGCGTTGTGGCTAGGGATAAACGAAAGAGAAGTTTACAGAACGATAAAGAAGAACGAGATAGACAAACGCGGAAACCTATACAACCTAGCAGCCATCATCAAAGCGAGAACAACATGACAACTGAATTGACAAGAATGTCACCGCCATCTGTTACACTTGCGTTAGCAGATGACATCATGCCTGCGGAAACAAAATGCTAAGCATCAGCATAAGTATCGGTGACGTTGTAACTGATATAACCACAGATGCCAGCCTCTCCTTCGACGCAATCGAATCACTACTTAACAGAGCAGTGACATCGACGCTGCAGTCATATCTATCACTGCCACAGGAAGACAGGCTGGCAGCATTCGGATCGGACTACGATGACGATGGAGATGACGAATGAAGAAGCAACTGCTAAGTGCAGAAGATGTAAGCAGGACAAGACTCTAGATAACTATCACAAAGATAAGAGAACACCCAATGGACACTACGATATATGTCGCCAGTGCCGGATCCTTCATCGTGGCATCACTCGCGATGCTGAGAAGAATAAGGAAGCGATACTTCAATCGCAGAACAATGCGTGCGCTATCTGTGGCGTCACAGCTAAGAAGAATGAAAGAACATTCGTAATAGATCACAATCACGATACGCATCTGGTGCGCGGAATCTTATGCAGCAACTGCAACGTCGGACTCGGATACTTCAAAGACCAGCCAGGAAGATTGGCAATGGCAATCAAGTACCTAATGGATACCGATGGCGCAGCTACCTAGACCATGCCTAGAGTGCGGAGAGATTGCACGCGCAGCTCGGTGCAACGAATGCCAAGCCAGACACAGCAAAGCCAAAGAGTCTGCCCGTCCCACTAGGGCGCAACGAGGATACGACTACGCCTGGCGCAAACTCAGTAAAGCAATGCGAGAAGCGCAACCCTGGTGCAGCCAGTGCCAGTCGACCAAAGACCTGACCGTAGACCACAGGATCCCACTCTCCGACGGTGGGCTGACCGTCACATCCAATTTATGGGTGCTCTGCCGCCGATGTAACAGCAGCAAGGGCAATCAGTAAACACAGATTCACAAAGAACCACCGCGACACCCCCCACCCGGCATATCCCGGTACGGTCTAAAAGTCCAGATCGAACGGGGGGAGTTCACCCCGACGCCCCGACTTCGCACATCTGCGCAGTTCAGGGATTTTTAGGGTTGGCACGATAGAATAAAAACAAGGGGGAAATATGATCAATGAAAACCTGCAAGCTCTGGCAACGCCGATCGACGATCTGCATCCACTGCCAGGAAACCCACGCATAGGCGACGTGGCCGCCGTAGCCCGATCGCTAGAACGCTTCGGACAGCGAAAGCCGGTGGTGGCCAGACACAGCGACGGAACCATCATCGCCGGCAACCACACATGGAAAGCAGCGAAGCAACTTGGCTGGACAGAGATCGCGGTCGTCTGGACAGACGATGACGACAGCACAGCCAAAGCATTCGCACTAGCCGATAACCGCACAGCCGAATTAGGAACATACGACGAAGAAGCACTTCGCGAAATGATCTCGCAGCTCGTAAACGTAGATCCAGAACTGGTAAGCGACGCAGGCTACAGCGCAGAAGCCATCGCAGAGATTCTTAAAATGCCGGTCGAGGAAATACCAATGGACGGCGATCTAGATGAAGCACCAGCTAAACCACGCAACGCGCACAGCATCGAAGGCGACGTATGGATTCTAGGGCCACACAGATTGGTGGTCGGAGACTCAACCGATCCAGCGATCCTGGCAAAGGCGCTAGATAACAAACTGGCAGATTGCATCTTCACAGATCCACCATACAACGTCGCATACACAGGCGGAACAAGTGAAGGACTAACAATCCAGAACGACGCAATGACAGAATTAGAATTCGAATCCTTCCTGCTCGCGGTCTACGCAGCGATGTATCAGAACGCAAAAGCAGGATGCCCGATTTATGTTTGCCACGCAGACTCAAGTGGTCAAGCATTCAGAACGACACTTTCCGGTGCAGGATGGATGCTAAAACAAATACTGATTTGGGTAAAAGACAACTTCGTACTTAGCCGCCAGGATTACAACTGGCAACATGAACCAATCATCTACGGATGGAAACCAGGCGCAGCACATCCCTGGTACGGGCCATTCAACGATTCAACAGTTCTAGACTTCGCAACAAAGGAACTAGAAACCCTAAGCAAAACAGAACTCGTAAACATTATTGAAACAGCACGAAGCACATCAACGATAATCAGAGAACCAAGACCACGTCGGAACTCAGAACATCCAACGATGAAACCAGTAAACTTGATAACCAGAATCCTAAGCAATTCAGCAAACAGCGAATCGCTAGTGCTGGATCCATTTGGCGGATCAGGATCGACACTCATCGCAGCTCATTCACTAGGAATGAAAGCAGCGATCGTAGAACTTGACCCAATCTATGCCGATGTAATCTGCAAACGATGGCAGCAGCTAACCGGAGTTCAACCAATCAATGAACTCACTGGAAAGACATACGATTTCATAGGAAGCGAAAATGGCTAATCCACCTAAACCAATAGAACAGAAACGTAAATTGGGGAACCCAGGTAAGCGACCATTGCCAGATAAGAACAAAGTAATAGCTCTGCCAATGGCGCAACACACGCCAGATCCACTGCGACCACTAGGGCCAGAAGGCACAAAGATGTGGGAACGAATCTGGCAAGCAGGACGCGCATGGATCTCGCCTACGACAGACATCGAGCAAGTGATGATGCTCTGCGAAACTATGGATGAACGAATCCAATTACGCGCCGTAGTATTTCGCGGTGGCGAATGGAGAGATCGCGTAGCACTTAGACAATTGGACTATCAGATCACAAACATGCTTTCACTAATCGCATTCAACCCGGTTGAAAGATCGCGACTAGGACTAGCCGAAGTCCAAGCACAAACACGCATCCAGGAATTAATGCAGCGATCACGTGGCTAGTAAAAAAATAGAATCATGGCCACCGCGTTGGTTGACGCCAGTAGATTGGCGCGACCGCAAACGCGGAGACGGCCCACTCTATTCAGAATTTGCCGAAGCAGTATGTCGAGTAACCAAAGACTCAGTCGCAGCGCCAGCAGGACAACTTCTAGACTTGCGAGGATGGCAGAAGGAACTTCTAAACCACGCATTAGCACGCAGATCAGACGGACGCTTCAAACACAGAGTAGCCCTGATTGGAATGGCGCGAAAGAATGGAAAGTCCGCACTCGCAGCATCGGCAGGATTATCTGCGCTAACACTTGGCGGAAACGGATCAGAAATTTATTCGTGCGCAGCTGATCGAGATCAGGCGAGAATCGTATTCGGCACAGCTAGAAGAATGGTTGAACTAGACGAAGAACTGTCGTCAATGTTTACTCTTTACAAAGACGTAATTGAGTACAAAGACAAGGGATCCGTTTATCGAGTGCTATCAGCAGAGGCATATACGAAAGAAGGACTCAACCCTTCTCCAATCGTTATCTTCGACGAAGTGCATGCGCAGCCAAACCGAGAACTCTGGGATGTTATGTCGCTCGCCGGCGGAGCACGCGCCGATTCACTTCTCCTCGGCATAACAACAGCAGGGGTAAAGACGCAATCCAATGGCCAAGACAGCCTGTGCTATTCGCTTTACCAATACGGACAGAAGCTAGTAAAGGGAGAACTGGTAGATCCATCGTTCTTCTTCGCCTGGTGGGAACCGAATAACCCAGAAGGAGATCACCGAAACAAGCAGCTGTGGATCGAATCTAATCCAGGATTTGGCGACATCGTGGACGCAGAGGATTTCGAAAGCGCAGTTCTGAGAACGCCAGAAGCAGAATTCAGAACGAAGAGAACGAACACATTCGTCTCAACAGCAACCGCATGGCTTCCAACCGGATCATGGGAGCAGCTCGTAGATAAAGAACGCATGCCAGAGCCAGGCGAAGATGTGATCCTGGCATTCGACGGAGCGTTCTCAAACGACAGCACAGCACTGGTGGCATGGCTACTAGGCGGAGAGAAACCGCACTTGATGGTCGTAGGACTTTGGGAAAGACCAGACGACGCAGAACAAGGATGGCACGTGCCAGTCGCAGAAGTAGAGCAAACAATTATTGACACAGCCAGAGACGGCAGATTCTCAGTCAAGGAAATAGTATTCGACCCAGCAAGATGGCAAAGAACATTCATGATCCTGGATGAGGAAGGACTACCCGTTGTCCAATATCCAAACTCAGCCGAAAGAATGGTTCCAGCCACTCAGAAGTTTTACGAAGCCGTTGTTAATCAATCCTTTACTCATGACGGCGATGAACGCCTTGCTCGCCACATCTCCAACTGCGTCACAAAGCAATCTTCACGCGGAGTCATGGTGGCAAAGGCAAGCTCCAAACGCAAAGTCGACGCAGCTGTTGCCAGTATCTTTGGATACGACCGAGCAACGCAACCAGCAGAACCAAAGAAACCAGTAGCCAGATTCTTCTCACTAGAACTTTAGGAGCGCAATGAAGAAAATAGACTTCACACTGATCGCAGAGATCACCGGAGTAGCATTAGCCAGCGCAGGACTTGCGATGTTCTCACTTCCAATTGCGATGATTGCGCTAGGATCTTTCTTAATCTGGATTACGGAAAAGGCTAACTGATGAGTCTATCGAAAAGAATAAAAGCAGCAGAGCAGAAGCGAACCAACAACAGCCAATGGGTTGAGCCATTGATCCCTGGACGCCCGGCGTATATGGCTCCTTCAGGAATCGAAGTAACTCCAGACTCAGCGATCCGCATGTCAACGGTCTATGCCTGCGTAAGATTATTAGGCGACACAATTTCATCACTGCCACTTGGCGCATATGTGCGAAGAGGAAGAAACCGAATCTCTTATGTATCAGCATTCGGAGAACAGCCAGAGTGGATCAACCGCCCAAACCCAGAAGCAACAAGACTGGAATTCTTTGAGCAAGTAATTTCATCACTGAACATTCATGGAAACGCATTCATCTTGACAGTGCGTGACGACATGGACGAAGTGATAGAACTTTATTGCATCCACCCAGATGACGTTCGAATTGAAAGACCAGCACCAGGCGAACCAATCGTTTACAAAATGCGCGATTCGGTCGGAACATATTCTAGAATTTTGACAACTAAGGAAATGCTTCACATTCCGATGTTCCGTTTGCCAGGATCGTTATACGGTCTAGGGCCAATCGGCGCAGCTCGTCTGACAATCGGCGCAGCAATGGCAGCAGACACATACGCAGCTGCGTACTTCGGCAACGCGGCAAACCCAGGCGGAGTGATCGAAGTACCAAACGAATTAACCGAAGAGCAAGCAAGCGATATAGGTCGCGACTGGAACATCACCCACACAGGCCCATACAGAGCAGGCAAGATCGGAATCCTTTCAGGCGGAGCAACCTTCCGTCCGCTGACACTCAACGCAGCAGACGCACAGCTACTAGAAGCCCGGCGCTTCAACGTAGAAGACATCGCCAGATTATTCCGAGTGCCACTAAGCCTTCTCGGACACCCGGTCGCCGGCGCAATGTCATTCGCCAGCGTGGAAGCGCAGAACCTTTCCTTCGTACAGCACAGCCTGCGCCCATTATTGGAAAGACTGGAACAAGCACTTTCGACCCTACTTCCAGAACCAGAAGGATTTATTAAATTCAATCTGGACGCACTACTACGCGGAACGACACTAGAGCGATTCGATGCGTACACAAAGGGATTGCGCGAAGGCTTCCTATCCCTAAACGATGTGCGATCCGTAGAAGATCTAGCACCACTAGGCGAAGCAGGCGATCAGTACCGAGTGCCACTACAGAACATCGACGCAGCAGACGCACGCGACGTAGGACTCAAGCTACGCGCAGAGATAGCAGCAGCTCTGATCCAAGTCGGCTTCGATCCAAAGGCAGTAACAGAAGCCGTAGGATTGCCAGCGATGACACACACAGGCGTACCAAGCAGCCAACTACAGCAAGTTTCAACGATCGATCCAGCAGATCCAGCATCGGTTTATGAGGTGGAATAAATGCCATATTTCATAAGCGATAGCCAGAGCGACTGCGCAGCATGGGCAACCGTCAAAGAAGAATCCGACGGCACATATACGACAATCGGATGCCACGAAAACAAGCAAGATGCAATTGACCAGATGGTCGCAGTTTCGATTGCAGAAGACATGGAACCAGGCGGAGAAGTAAGTAGCAGGGCAGTAGATCTGAGTGCGCCAGCATTTATTCGAGCAAACGCAGAACGCGGATTGAAATATCTGCAAGAAGGCTATGGCGGAGATGGGCTCACAGATGCAACCAAACGTGAAGCACGCGAGATGGCAGCAGGAAGAATAACTGAAAATAAAGTAAGGAAGATGGCCCCCTGGTTCGCCAGGCATAAAGTTGATGGGCAAGCACCGAAGAACAGCAACCAATCCGATCCAGGATATCCAGGCGCAGGATTAGTCGCCTGGCTTTTATGGGGCGGAGATTCCAACTTCAGCGACCGAGCACAAGACTGGGCGCAAAGAAAAATAGACGCACTCGACGCAGAGGAAGACTCAAGGAGCAAAATGACAAAGAAAATTGAACGCCGGACTTTTACAATTAAGAACGTAGAAGCACGCCAGGCAGACGACGGAACTATGCGCCTCTCTGGATACGCAGCAGTATTTAACGACGACAGCGTGCCACTTCCATTCATCGAAAGAATCGCACCCGGCGCATTCCGAAAGACCCTGACAGAAACACCAGACGTGAGGTTATTAATTAACCACGAAGGATTACCTTTGGCCAGAACGAAGAACGGAACGCTTCGACTTAAAGAAGATGAAACCGGTCTCTACATGGACGCAGATCTTCCAGATACACAGGCAGCACGCGATCTCTACACATTAGTAGAACGCGGAGATGTAGACCAGATGAGTTTCGCATTCAGAGTGATTCGCCAGAAGTGGAACGAAGGAAGAACCGAGCGCACCCTCACAGAATTATCGCTGGCAGACGGCGATGTAAGCGTTGTAACTTACCCGGCCTATCCGACAACAACAGTCGAAGCACGCGAGCAGATCACAGCAGCTCGTCAAGCCATCAAAGAAGGCCGCGAGATCACAGGTGAAAGCCTGCTTGTAATCCAGGCGATCTTAGATAAAATTGACGAATCATACGAATATCTAGGAGAAGGCAAGACAACCCTTGAAACCCTTCTTGGAATACAACCAGAAGCACCGGGAGAAGACATGCCAGAAGATGAACCAATGCTAGAAGATCAACCAATGATCGAAGACGCGCAACCGCGATCAATCTCCCTTCGCCTAGCTAAAGCAATCGTAAATAACACAAAATAGAATTCTGTTGGAAAACCCAACAGAGACAAAGTCGGAGCGACATTCGCACCCTGAAAGCGCCGCGAAAACCACCGCCACCACCTTGACACAAAACCAACTCAGAAGGAGATCAAATAAATGTCAAAGACTTTCCTTGACAAATTGATCGAGCGTCGTGATGCAGTTAAGACAGAGATGGACGCAATCTTGGAAGCAGTAGCAACCGAAGATCGCACCGACTTAACAGCAGATGAAACAGCAAAGGTAGATACCCTTGTTGAAGAATCACGCACACTTGATTCAAAGATTGAAAGAATGAAGGCACAGGCAGATGCAGATGCAAAGACAAACGAGATCCGCGCAGCTGTAGCCGATGTAGCAATGCCAAAGGTTGGCGGAGCAACAGTGACACGCGAAGAGCGCACATACTCAATCAACTCAGGAACATCATTCGTAAAGGATGCATTCAACGCGCAATTCTCAAATGACTATGCAGCAAACGAGCGTCTAGCACGCCACATGCGTGAAGAATCAATTGAGCGCCGCGATGTTGGCACACCACAGTTCGAAGGTCTTGTAATTCCACAATATTTAGTGGAACTAGCAGCACCCCTAGCACGCGCAGGACGTCCATTCGCAGACTTCGCGACAAACAAGATGGCACTTCCACAAAGTGGAATGACCCTGAATATTTCTCGCATGACAACCGGAAGTTCGACTGCTGTACAAGTTACACAGAACGACGCAGTATCAGAAACTGATATTGACGACACACTTTTGACAATCAACGTTCGTACAATCGCAGGCCAGCAAGATATTTCTCGCCAGGCTCTAGAGCGCGGAACAGGAATTGATTCATTCGTAATTGCCGACTTGATTAAGTCATGGCATACAACACTTGATTCACAAATCCTTAACGGTGCAGGAACAGCCGGCACAATCAAGGGCCTTCGTGCATCAGGCGGAAATGCAGTTACATTCACATCAACAGCGCCAACAGTCGGTCTGCTATATCCAAAGCTCGCAGATGCGATCCAGCAGATCCAGACAAACGCATTCGTATCACCTACACACTGGGTAGTACACCCACGTCGTTTAGCATTCTTGCTTGCAGCTGTGGACAGCACAAACCGTCCGCTAGTAGTGCCAGCAGCGAATGGCCCACTAAACGCAGTAGGCGTTGGCGGAGCACCTGCATACGGTAACTCCGGCTACCAGATGCTTGGACTTCCAATCATCACCGATGCAAGCATCGGAACAACATACGGAACTACAACAAACCAAGATGAAATCTATTGCGTAACAGCAAACGAAGCTCATCTATGGGAACAACCAGGATCACCATTCGCACTTCGCTTCGATGCGACAGGCGCTGGAAACCTAACAATCAAGTCTGTCGTATACGGCTACGCCGCATTCACAGCAGAGCGCTACCCACTTGCAGCCTCGATCATCTCAGGCACAGGTCTAAGCGCACCTACCTTCTAAAAGAAGGCAAGCAATAAATTGTGCAGAGCGAGTGGGCCACCCCCCGACTCACTCGCTCTGCACTTCTAAACAGGGGGAAATATGAAATCAGGACACAAAGTAACAATCGGATCATGCGATCCAGGATCAGTAAATGGATCCTTCGCATATCGACTGATCCAATTAGCACAAGCAAGAAGCAGCAGACTCGGCCCATTTGTAAGAATTAAAGGATCAGGACTACTATCAAAACAGCGCAACAGAGTAGTCAAACAATTTTTAGATAACACAAATTCAGATTGGCTTTTGATGATTGACTCAGATGAGCAATTGACAGTGCCAGCGTTTGACGCGCTCATAGACACAGCGCACGATAAAGAACGACCAATCGTCGCCGGATTGGTATTCGCAGGATTCGGAGTGGTAGGAAAACCTTACCCAAAACCAGTACCAGCAATCTTTCAAGATTCTGATAAGGGATTCCTGCCACTCTATAAATACGATAAAAACTCCGTCTTTGAAATAGACGCAGCAGGAACAGGATGCCTGCTAGTACACAGAAGCGTCCTAGAGAAGATGCGCGAAGTAGCAGATCCGAATCAAGGCCAAGACTGGTGCTGGTTCTGGGATGGGCCAGTAGCAGGCGAATGGATCGGAGAAGATCTATTATTCTGCCGTAGGGCAAAGGCACTAGGATTCAAGATCCACGTGAACACAGCAGCTGTACTACCGCACCAGAAGACCTTTTGGATGGATGAAATCCATAATGATATTTGGAAAGATTAAACGAATCTGGCTAAGGCCAGACAAAGAGACGGCAACAGCGCAACCAGAACTAGAGCGAGCAATGTTGCCAAAACTGGAAAGAAGGATGAAGCGTGGCAATAACTAACGGCTACTGCACTCTTGCCGAATTGAAGGCATCGCTTGCGATCGCAGACAATATTGACGACACACCCCTAGAAGCAGCGATCACAGCTACAAGCCGCATGATCGACGACTACACCGGGCGCTTCTTCTATCGAAATGGCACAGCTCAGACACCAGTATCGCGCTACTACACGCCACTCGATCCCTGGACGATGAACATGGACGATAACTACACGATCACGCAGGTGGCTACAGACGACAACTTTAACCAGACATGGGATACGGTCTGGGCAACGAGTGACTACATGCTAGAACCAGTAAATAACCCACAGCGCGGATGGCCAGTCAACCGCATCCTTGCGATTGGCCGATACGTCTGGCCTTATTATTTACCGCAATCCTGTCGAATCACCGGAATCTGGGGATGGGAAGCCGTACCAGCCGAAGTCAACATGGCAACGCTAATCCAGGCAGCTCGACTATTCACCAGACGCCAGTCGCCATTTGGAATAGCAGGAAGCCCAGACTTAGGCACAGTAAGACTCAGCGCAAAACTAGACGCAGACGTAGAAACCCTCCTGCGCCCATTTAAGAAGAATAACGGATTGGCCAAGTAGATGAACCCAAGCCAAGTCCGAGACGGTCTGAAAACACGCCTGCAGACGATCACAGGGCTACGCGTGTATGACCTGATACCAGAAACACCGACCCCACCATGCGCGGTCGTAGGACAATTAGATTTCACATTCGATATCGATAATGCCAGAGGACTAGACCAGGCAAACGTTGATATCTATGTGATCGTCCAGCGCTTCTCAGATAGAGCAGGGCAGGACAAACTTGATGCATACCTAGCAGGCTCCGGCTCCAGCTCAATAAAAACAGCGATCGAAGGAGACAGAACGCTTGGCGGAACAGTAAACACATTGCGAGTAACAGGAGCCGAATCCGGAACCTATACATCGCAGGACAATCTGTTCCTTTCTTACCGATACCGTCTAACGATTTGGGGATAGGAGAACCAATGTCATACACAATAATTTCAGACAGAACTGTCTGCGAAAAACAAAAGGGCGATTCGCTCACAAACAAAGAATTGCAAGACGCAGGTGTCAGCGCAGAAACTCTGATCGCTGGCAACCACATCAAAGCAATAGCAGGAACAGCACAAACAGTAGTATCATCCATCAAACAAGAAACCAAAGAAGGAGCGACCGCATAATGGCACGCTTAGTCCTAACTAACGCATACATCTCCGTCGGCGGAGTGGATCTGAGCGATTTGGTCGCATCAGTAACACTCAATTCGACATTCGACGTTGTCGAAACAACAGCATTCTCATCAACAGCAGCTAAGACTCGCCTTGCAGGTTTGGCGGATAATTCAATTGCACTCGAATTCCATCAAGACTACGCAACAAGCGAAGTAGAGCAAACAATCTATCCATTACTAGGAACAGTAGCGACAGTGATTGTTAAGCCAAACGGCGCAACAACAGGCGCACAGAATCCGTCATATACATGCAGCGCTGTTATTTCAGAATGGACTCCGCTAAACGGATCCGTTGGTGAATTAGCAACAGCAAGCGTGACATGGCCAGTAACCGGAGCAATCACAAAGGCGGTCGCATAATGGCAAGAATCGTTCTCACAAACGCGTACGTTGTGTTCGGAACTACCGATCTCAGCGACCATATTTCATCAGTCACAATTAATACGACATACGATATTGTTGAAACCACTGCTTTCGGAAACACAGCAAAGACACGTATTGCCGGATTAGCAGACAATTCTGTAAGTTTCGAATTCCACCAGGACTACGCAACAAGCAGCGTTGAACAAACAATCTATCCACTACTTGGAACAGCAGTGACAGTGGCAGTCAAGCCAGTCAACACAGCAACAAGTGCAGTAAATCCGCAATACGCATTCTCAACATTAGTTTCCGAATGGACTCCTCTAAACGGATCCGTTGGTGAACTAGCAACCGCATCGGTCACCTGGCCAATCAGCGGCGCAATCACAAAGACAACATCAGCCTAAACAAACAAGGGGGAACTCATGGATGGATTACATGTCAAAGTAAAAACAACAGATGGAGTGGAAGCAACATATTCGTTGCGACCAAGAATCATCGTTGACTTTGAACAGAAGTACGGAAAAGGACTCGCCAAACTTCTTGGCGAAGAACAGAAGTTAGAGCACATCTATTATTTAGGTTGGCTCGCACTTCGCGCAAACGGAAAAGTAGTAAAACCGTTCGGGCCAGACTTCCTTGATACGCTAGAAGCTGTATCTCTGGACACTGACCCAAATTCCGAATCCACAGAGACAGCCTGACCTATTCAATAGCAGCAGTTTCTGTGGAGACAGGCATTGACCCGATAAGCCTGCTAGATGCACCAGACGGCATACTAGAAGCAATCGTGATTTACCTGAAAGAACGAGCAAAGGCGGCAAAGAAGCATGGCGGATAGTTCAGTAGTAATTTCCGGCATCAAAGAAACCACCGATGCTCTAAAGAAGTTCGACAAGGCGGCAGCTCGTCGGTTAAACAAAGTGGTAAACGACGAGCTGTCCCTAGCCGAAACAGACGCACGTGCAAAGATAGAAGACAAGCCGCCAATGAGTGGCTGGCGCACCGTAGCCGCAACCAATGGCAAGACACGCGGTGGCGCAGGCTGGCCAGCATGGGAAGCCGGAACCATCCGCCAGGGAATCGTCAAGACCAGATCCCAGGGCAAAGTAAGAGGCGATTATACGACCAGCGCCGGAGCACTAACCCAGAAGAGCGCAGCAGGTGCAATCTGGGAAGTAGCAGGACGACGCAGCTCAGGCGAAGGCAGAGGCCGAAACATGATCGGCGTGCTCAACGAAAGATTCAAGGGCGCATCACGCGGCATTTGGGCCGTCGTCGATCGCGACTCAGATAGAATCCTTCGCAACGTAAGAAGCGCAATGGACGACGCAAAGAAGATTTTACAAGCCAATCTGAATAAAGAGAAGGGATAATCCAAGTGGCAGTAGGAGCAGTAGTAGCCCGGATCATCACCCAGTATTCGGACAAGGGCAGCAAGGCAGCATCCAGAGACATCGACAAACTGGGAAAATCCTTTGACAAATTTGCCGGCAAAGTAACAAAAGCATTTGGACTAGCAGCTGCGGCAAGTGCGGCATTTGCGATCAAAATTGGAATCGATTCCGTCAAGGCAGCGATAGCCGATGAGAAGTCCCAGGCGCTTCTGGCGAACTCACTCAAGAACACCACAGGGGCAACAGACGCAGCTATAGCCGCAACAGAAGCATGGATCGATCAGACTCAGCGAGCATTCGGAGTCGTCGATGACGAACTTCGCCCGGCCCTAGCAAAACTAGCCGCAATGACAGGAAGCGTGGCAGATGCCCAGGGTCTTCTCGGACTGGCTCTTGATATCTCAGCAGGCGGAAGCGTAGATCTTAACGCAGCGACAAACGCAGTAACCAAGGCGCTACAAGGCAACTACAAAGCGCTAAAAAATCTAGGCGTTCCAATTACCGACGCAATGATCAAATCCAAAGACCTAAATGCAATACTTGCTTTGACAGCAAAGACATTTGGCGGAGCAGCGGCGACAAGGGCAAACACATTCGAATTCAGAATGAAACGCTTAAACATCGCCTTAGATGAAGCAAAGGAAACACTAGGCACAGCACTCATGCCGGTGATGGAAGAGTTATTCACAATTATAACAACCAAGATCATCCCAGCGATTCAGGGATGGCTTGCCGAGAACGGCGACAAACTCATAGCAGTATTCACTGCCGCGATCAAAGCCGTTGTTGGATTTGGCTTTGTTATATTTAAAGTGTTCTCATTTGTTGCAAAACACAAAACAATCTTTACGGCGCTAGGCACAATCTTCGCAGCTACATTCGTAGCCAGCAAGGTGGTTGCATTTGTAATGGCGATACAGAAGCTCGTTGCAGCATACAAAGCAATCCGAGCAGCAGCACTGGCAGCGGCAGCGGCACAGGCAGCAGCAACAGGTGGAATCTCCGTAGCCGCAGCCGTAGCCGGAGTAGCAGCCTTCACAGCGACACTCGGTGGACTTTATCTAGCAGTGAAAACCGCCAATGGCGCGATGGACAAACTTGAAACAACTGGCAAGGATCTAGAATTTTCATTTGATGGATTAAATGGAACCACTGCTGATTTCCTTTCTAACCTAAAGGGAATGAATATAAATCTTGGTAAAGCAACAGGTGCAACAAAGGCGCTTACCAAAGAACAGAAACTACTTATTGCGTTACAAGCAGCGCTTGCAAAACTAGGTGGCAAAACTGCAACTACCGAAACAGATCCAATTCAACTGGAAGCAGCTCGGCTCAACCTGGTCAAACAAAGCAACATGGCAGAAGCGCAAAGAATCACACAACTATTACAAGCTAGAATCGCAGCAGAAGAAGCAGCCAAAGCAGCGCAACGATATAACGACATACTCGTAGCACTTGCTGATACCAAAATTACATCTGAAGAATTTCAAGTGCTTGCTCTGAAATGGGGAATCACTACAAACGCAGCGCAACTCTATGTCCAATCAATAATCTCAATACAAGACAATCAGATTAGCGCTGCTGACGTAGCAGCTCTGGCTGAGCAATGGGGAGTTACATACGAACAAGCAGCGAAGTACCTATCCTTCTTCCACGCACTAAATGATGGTTATTTATCACCAGAGGAAATTGGCAAACTTCAAACTCAATGGGGATTTACAAGTAAAGCAGTAGTCGATTACGCAGCAGTATTCGCAGCAGCCGATGACGGAAAGATTGACTATACCGAAATAGTAGGACTCGCTGACAAGTGGGGTCTTACAATTGACGAAGCAAAGGCATACGCAGCTAAGATCCTTGAAGAATTTGGATATGACCCTTCACTCTTCGACGCGCCACTTACCGCCGAAGAAGGATGGATAGCGGCATACGGAACCGTCGATGCGTACAAGGAAATTGCCGAAGGAACCTTTACTTACGATCCAAGCATCACAGACGGATCCGACGCAGCTGCCATCGGCTGGATCTCGGCAGCAGCAGCTCTATCTGCTTACGCAGCAGCGGCAGCAAACGCAACAATCGTGACACCGCCAGTAATACCGCCAGTAGAACCGCCAAAAATTTTGCCACCTGGCTTTGGCGCTGGCGGTCAACCTATTGGGCCTAATTATGGTGGCATCTTTGAATATCCAGCTCTAGCATCAGGTGGCATCGTAAAGACACCGACGATCGCCATGATCGGTGAAGCAGGGCCAGAAGCTGTAATCCCACTAGGACAGATGGGATCAATGGGCGGAACGACTATTAACCTAACAGTTAACGGCAGCGTCACCAGCGAAGGCGATCTGGTTAACACAATTAGAAACGCGCTCTTGCAAGGACAAAATAATGGCCAAGCCATCGTTAAGAATGCGATCTTGATCTAATGCCAGGAACGCCACATCTCGGAGTAAGCGTTGACTTTGCAAACGGCCCGGCATTCGGCAACCCACTCGTACTAGACGACACCGTCTCAGGACGCCTCGGATTCGGAATCCTGGCTGATGTGCCAGCAGACACCGTCGACGTATCAGACATCGCGCTACGAGTGAGCATACGACGCGGTCGAAACCGAATCCTCAACAAGTTCGAAGCAGGATCAGCAACCATCGTATTGGAAGATACGACAGGCGACTGGAATCCACTCAATACCGCATCGCCCTACTACGGCAAACTGCTACCGCTGCGCAAAATAAGAGTCTGGGCAGACTACGACGACGGCACAGGAACGCAGCAGTACTACCTTTATTCTGGCTACATCATTTCCTACGACACCGGATTCGTGCTTGGCGCGGAAAATATATCAACAGTGACCCTGTCCTGCGTAGACGGATTCCGCCTGCTAAACAGCGTGGGCATATCCACAGTCGCAGGAACCAGTGCAGGGCAGCTCAGCGGAGCCAGAATCGAAAACCTACTTGACGTGGCTTCATGGCCGAATTCGCAACGAGTGATCAATGCCGGAAACAGCCAGATGCAGGCAGATCCAGGAACCGAGCGCGACCTGCTCACAGCTATACAAACGGTTGAGAACAGCGAATTTGGCGGCTTCTACCTAGACCCAGAAGGCAACGCGACATTCCTATCACGCGACACAGTAAGCAAGAAGGCAGACGCAACGCCCATAGTTTTCAGCGACACCGGCACAGGCATCTCGTACCAGGGCATCGACTTCGCCTTCGACGACACACTTATTCTGAACGATGTGACAGTCACTAGACTAAACGGCGTGGCGCAGAATGTTCAATCAACAAGCAGCATCGAAACCTTCTTCATCCATTCTGGAAAGCGAGAAGGGATCCTTGTAGAAACCGACGATGAAGCGCTAAGCCAGGCAAGCATGATTCTAGGATCACGCGAGAATGCCACGATACGCATCGACTCGATGACTCTGAACTTAATGGAAGCAACAGAGCCAGCAAGAATAGACGCAGGGTTAAGCCTTGACATATTTGGGCTGGTAAATATAACCAAAACCGCCCCCGGCGGATCCGCAATGACCAGAGAACTATTCGTACAAGGAATACAGCACGACATAACCCCACAAACATGGCAAACGAAGCTGCTAACTTCTGAGCCAATCATTCAAGCCTTTATTTTAGATTCTAATTTACAAGGACTGCTAGACTCAGGAATCCTGAGCTACTAAGGAGAACCATGCCAACAGCAAACGCCGGATACAAAGCATTCGCCACAGGCGACGTGCTAACAGCAGCTCAGGTGCAGTACAACCTGCAAAACCAGACAATCATGTTCTTTGCGAGCAGCGCAGCAAGAACCACAGCTCTTAGCGGAGTCGTAGTCGAAGGAATGTTCTCATACCTGGCCGATACCAACGCATTCGAATACTACGACGGCGCAGCCTGGCAATCAGTTTCCAACCCTGGCGACATCACCGGCGTAACAGCCGGCACAGGATTAAGCGGCGGCGGCAGCTCAGGAACCGTCACCCTTTCAATCGACACCGGAACAACAGTCGATCTGACAACTGCCCAAACGCTAACCAATAAGACTTTGACTTCGCCATTGATCAATCTTGGCATCAACGCAAACACCGCAACAACCTACACTTTCGTTTTAGCTGATAACGGCAAGCTAGTAACATCAAATAACGCCTCGGCGCAAACGCTCTCAATTCCAACAAACGCATCGGTTGCCTACCCTGTTGGAACGCAGATAAACGTCGCCTGGATCACCGGCGCAGGACAACCAACGATCAACGCAGTAACAAGCGGAACGACAACAGTGCTCAGCACCGGCGCAACCAGCACAGCGCCTAAACTTCGGGTGGTCAATTCGGTTGCTTCTTGCATCAAGATCGCAACCGACATCTGGCTGGTGACAGGTGATATTGCATAATGCCAAACTTAGGAATAATCGCCTCTAGCATTTCTGGCAATTTAGCTACAAATAGCTACGAAAGCATTGCGACAATAACACCTTACACAACCACTTCAACTGTTGTGTTTAGTTCAATTCCTGCTACCTATCGTCATTTGCAGATTCGATTTATAGGAAGAACAGATAGAGCTAACCAAGAAGATAACATTCAATTGCGCTTTAATTCTGACTCTGCTGGCAATTATGCGGCACACGTTTTATATGGTGATGGCGCAACTGCTAGTTCTTTTTCAGATGGCTCATCCATTACATTTAACACTCGCTCAGTAGTAGCAGCAGCATCGGCTACATCTGGAGTCTTTGGTGCAGGCATAATTGATATTCTTGATTATGCTAACACCAATAAATATAAAACTGTTCGTTCGCTTAATGGATATGATAACAATGGAGCAGGGCAAGTTCGCCTTAGTTCTGGCTTATGGATGAACACAGCAGCAATTAACACCATTACCATTGTTCCAGCAAATGGGCCTAATTTTACCACCAACAGCCATTGGGCTCTATACGGAATTAAGGGGTAACAAAAATGGCCGCAGGAAATACATACACACAGATTGCCTCAACCACTCTTGGTTCTGCCGTTTCTGACATTATTTTTAGTTCTATTCCAACCACTTACACAGATTTAGTTTTAGTGTTAGTTGGCAAAAGAACAACAGGTGGCGCAAACCTTTACATCAATTTGAATAACGATTCAAGCGCCCTTTATTCAAGAACAGTTTTGTTTGGCACAGGTACGACCGCTGGTTCAGTACGCAATTCAGGTCAAACATCCATTACAGATTATTATGTTGGATTAAACACCTCAAATGATTCTGTACACATAATGAACTTTATGAACTATTCCAACACAACAACTAATAAAACAATGTTGTGGCGTAATGGTAGAGCAGACGAAGCTACGCAAGCAATAGTTGGCTTGTATAGAAGTACATCTGCTATCAACCAAATTACTTTATACACTTCAGGTTCAACCATTACAGCTGGTAGTACCGCTTCACTCTACGGCATAGCCGCAGCATAAGGGGAATAACTAAATGCCAAACACATATACACTTATTGAAACAATTCCTGTTGGTTCTGGCGGGGCAGCATCAATTACTTTTAGCAGTATCCCATCTGGCTACACCGATTTAGTAATGCAAATTTCTTGCCGTTCAAGTCAGGTAGGCGCTTTCGCTGATTATGGAAAAATAACTTTCAATGGTAGTTCTTCCACTTTTTCTTACAAAGATGCTTATGGAAATGGGTCATCGGCCTCTAGTACGGGTGGCGCAGTAAATACAAGTTTTGTTTATCAAGGCAATGCCGCTACCGCATCCACATTTGGCAATGCTTCAATTTATATTCCAAACTATACAGGTTCAAATAACAAATCATTTTCAATAGATTCAGTAGTTGAAAATAATGGAACAACAGCTTATCAAACTATAACTGCTGGTTTATGGAGTACCACTACTGCAATAAATAGCATTAGTCTTGCTCCTGCTTCAGGCACTTGGCTTCAATACTCAACTTTTTCTCTTTACGGTGTCGCAGCCGTTGGCGTAACACCAACAAAAGCGCCAAAGGCAACAGGCGGCATTGTTTATACTGATTCAAATTATTATTATCACCTTTTCAACTCAACAGGTGCATTTGTTCCCACAACTTCATTGACCGCTGATGTCTTGGTTGTTGCAGGCGGTGGCGGTGGCGGAATGCGAAACAACGGTGGCGGCGGTGGAGCTGGTGGCGTTCTAGCATTTGCTTCTCAATCTTTAACAGCAACTTCTTACACAGTAACCGTTGGAGCAGGTGGCTCCAGCAACGCCGGTGGCACTAACTCACAATTCGCATCTCTAACTGCATCCGTTGGCGGTGGCGCAGGCGGAAGCCAATCAGGAACAGCCAATGGCGGAACAGGCGGTTCGGGTGGCGGAGCAGGTTGGACGGGAACAGCAGGAGCAGCTACATCGGGTCAAGGCAACGCAGGTGGAACTTCCAATAATGGAACGTATCTTGCCAATGGCGGCGGCGGCGGCAAGGGAAGCGCCGGTGGCAACGGAAACGCAACTAGCGGCTTGGGCGGCGCAGGTGGCGATGGAGTTAATACCGTAACCAACTGGGGCGCTCTGGCAGCAGTTTTCACAGCAACAAATTATGGCGTTAGCGGATACATCGCCGGCGGCGGTGGCGGATCATCAACTAACGCAGGAACTCAAGGCGCAGCTGGATCAGGTGGCGGCACAGCAGGTTCATTAAGCACCGCATCAAGCAACGCAACAGCAAACACAGGTTCAGGTGCAGGCGGTGTAAGCAGCACATCCGTAACTGCTGGCAACGGTGGCAGCGGTCTAGTTATTGTGAGGTATTTAGCGTGAGTCATTTTGCAGAGATTGATCCAAACGGTGGAACCGTATTGCGAGTCTTGGTTGTACCAAACGAAGAAGAGCACCGAGGACAAGAATTCCTAGCCGATGAACTTGGCCTGGGCGGTGTCTGGGTACAGACAAGCTACAACTCAGTAATTAGAAAGAAGTACGCAGGCATCGGAGATACCTACGACGCCAATCGAGACGCATTTATATCCCCTAAATGCCATGAAGAAGCAACGCTAAATGAAGCAACCTGCCAATGGGATTGCGCAAACAAAGACCATACAATCAAGGAGATAGAGAATGTCTGACACACCGATCAAGATCGAAGTCAATTGCGAAACAGGCATTGCCGTAGAGGTTCCGCTAACAGCAGCCGAAATCCAACAGCGCGAAGTAGACGCCGTAGCCGCCGCCGAAGAGCAGGCGACACGCGAAGCAGAAGCAGCAGCTAAGGCAGACGCCAAGCTCGCAGCACAGGCGAAACTCCAGGCACTTGGATTGACTGGCGAAGAGATCGCAGCAATTACAAACTAATGACCTACGCCGATGGCAATTGCACCAGGGAACCAACCAGGACAATAGACGACGCCGTCGACGAAGCCGAAGCATCAATAATCTAAATAAACCAGGAAAGATCAATGGGAATCAGCACACGCCAAGTAACAGTGGGAACGACAGCAACAGCGCTCGTTGACGCGACGGCAGAAGCCGAAATGGTTTATTTACACAGCTCTTCAGGCCAGTGTTTTGTAGGGAACAGCGACGTAACAACATCGACCGGATACCGCATGGATAATGGCGACAAGATCAGCATAGAAAACAAAGCAAACGGAATCTGGGCAATCACAGCATCGGGAACCGTCACGATGATGGTCATGGCGGTCGGAAAATGACCGCGCAGGACTACGCAGCCCTGATCGTTTCCATACTTACGATCGCCGGCGCATTCGCGACGATAACCAGATGGCTCGTAAAGCACTACCTGGCAGAATTAAAGCCAAACGGCGGCAGCTCGATGAACGACCGCATGACCAGGGTAGAAAACAGAGTCGACGACATATACAGCCTTTTGCTAGAAAATAACAAACCTAAAGGGGGCAGGAAATGAGCCAAAGAGAGCAGATGATCGCGATCGCAACAGCTGAGATCGGATACATCGAAGGGCCAGCCGAGAATCACACAAAGTTCCAGAAGGCAAACGTCCCCTGGTGCGGAGCATTTGTGAACTGGGTGGCAAAGCAGGCAGGCGTGAAGATCCCGAATTGCACCTACACCCCGGCAGGGGCAGTCGCCTTTATGGAGAAGAAGAAGTGGCAAGACGCAGCTGTGGCAACGCCAGAGCCAGGCGACATCGTATTCTTCGACTTCCCAGGCGATGCGTTAGACAGAATCAGCCACGTCGGGATCGTCGTCAAAGACAATGGAGATGGCACAGTAACTACCATTGAAGGAAACACCGCGCCGGATAAGAAGGGCGATCAACGCAATGGCGGCGAAGTATGCCGTAAGATCAGAGCGTACAAGGCAAAGAACCGAGGCAAGTTAAAGCCATCATTGGCGGTCGCCATTGTCGGCTTCGGCAAGCCTACTTTTAAGGAGACAGAATGAACAGAGCAAAGCTAGAAGCAATCGGAAAGACCTACCTACGAGCAGCAGCTGCAGCCGTAGCAGCTCTATATTTAGCCAGCCCAAACCAGCCGCTAAAGAACTATTTGGCAGCAGGATTGGCAGCCATCGCCGGGCCAGTGCTAAAGGCACTTGACGGCAAGTCCAGCGAGTTCGGACGCGGAGCAAAATAATTTATGAATCGGGGGGATATTCTTAAAGAAGCAGCAAGACTCACTGCCACCGATCGCCAGAAAACATACGGGGATCCAAGAACCAATCACTGCCGGATAGCAGCGCTTTGGACAACATATTTGGAAACAGAGATAGCACCAGAGCAAGTAGCGATATGCATGGCCCTGGTCAAAGTCGCACGCCTGATGGAAACCCAGACAGAAGATTCGTTCATAGATCTAGCCGCCTACGCAGCGATAGCCGGCGAATTGGCAACTTGGAGCCAGGAATGAACCAGATGATCATCCTCGTTCCCACTCGCGGCCGCCCAATGAGCGCAACACAGCTACTAGCCGTCCACGAAGAACTCTCCACAGCCAGCGACCTTTTATTCGTAATCGATGCCAATGACCCAGAGCATGACCAATACGAATACGAAGTAGGCGCAGAGCGCTGCATCACGATCGAGAATGAAACAAGGGGAATGGCCTACCCAATCAACAAGGCAGCAGCTGCGATCGTAAAGCAAAATCAATACCAATATTTCGCCTTCCTGGGCGACGACCATCGCCCACGCACAGCCGGGTGGGATGCGCAGCTGATAGCGGCAATGCAACGGCGGCCGTCAATGGCCTACGGCAACGACCTACTACAGGGGAAGCGACTGCCCACGATGATCGCAATGACCAGCGACATTGTTAAAGCGTTAGACGGAATGGTTCCGCCAAAGATGAAGCACCTATATCTGGACAATTTCTGGAAGAAGCTCGGAGAAGATCTGGACGCATTGACCTACCTGGACGACGTGATCGTAGAGCACATGCACCCGGTGGCAGGCAAGGCCGAATGGGATGAAGGCTACAAAGCGGTAAACGCGCAGGAAATCTACTCATTTGACGCCCTGGCTTACAAGAACTACATCGAAAGCGAAGCCTACGCAGCTCTGAAGAAGAAGATCACGCGATGAAGCAGGTCATCGCCTATTCGCTATACGGCAGCCAGGAACGATACACAATCGGCGCGATCAAGAACGCAATCCTGGCGCAGCAGCACTTCGCCGGATACGAAATTCGATTCTACACCGGGGCAAGCGTGCCAGAATGGGTGACAAGCACGTTGCAATTGCTTCCAAACGTTAAAATCGTTAGGTGCGAAGGTTCCGAAGACCACACAGCCAAACTCTGGCGATTTGCCGCCCTAGCCGATGAAGAAGCAGACGTGGTGCTAAGCAGAGACGCAGACGCCAGGCTAACTCGAAGAGAACGCATCGCCCACGAAGAATTCCTAGCCAGCAAACTAGACTTTCACATCATGAAAGACCATCCGATCGGCCACAATTACAAGATCAGCGCAGGGATGTTCGCAGCTCGTAAGGGCGCAATTCCAGAGATAGCACAGCTGATCGAAGAGCAACAGAGCAAAGATTATTACACGCAAGACCAGGACTGGCTGGCAGAGCAGATATGGCCCCGGATCAAGGACAGCTGCCTAATCCATGACGAAACATACGACAGCCAGGCAGAAGGAATATCGGCCGTAAAGACATTCCCAATGGTCAAAGAAGCAACCTTGCATCACATTGGCGCAGCTCTGGACGAGAACGACCGCTACATCTTCGACGTAGACCAGCAAAGAGCCAAAGCCGAAACAGGCAGCGACAGATATCTGGCAGAATGGCTCGCATGAAGATACTCATAACAGGCGACGCAGGATTCGTAGGCAGAGCATTCCACCGAGCGCTAGATGACAAAGGCAACGACATCACCGGCATCGATCTAGCCAATGGCAAAGATTGCCGAGATTTCTTCAAGACCGACGACACCAGATACGACGTCGTCATCCATCTGGCGGCGATTGTCGGGGGCAGGGCCACGATCGAAGGCAATCCATTGGCCGTCGCCAGCGACCTCGCCATCGATTCCGACATGTTCCAGTGGGCGATAAGGACGAAGCCAAAGCACCTAGTTTATTTCAGCAGCTCAGCAGCCTACCCAATCTACCTACAGAGATTGGCATACAAGCAACAGCTCCGAGAAGGCGACATCGATCTAGACCACATTCGCACGCCAGATCTCAGCTACGGTTGGGCAAAATTGACCGGAGAAACCCTAGCCAGATACGCCAGGAATGAAGGGCTAAACGTCACCGTCCTTCGCCCATTCAGCGGATACGGCAGCGATCAGGCGCTGGACTACCCATTCCCATCGCTGATTGCACGCGCAAAGGCGCAACAAACTCCATTCGAAGTATGGGGAACAGGGCAACAAACCAGAGATTTCATACACATTGACGACATCGTCGCAGCTACGTTTGAGTGCATAACAAACCGCGTGAAGACCTTAAACCTCTGCACCGGCCGAGCCACATCGTTCATCGAACTGGCAGAGATGGCGATGATGCAGGCAGGCTACCTAGCGCCAATTAAGAACCACCCAAACAAGCCAAGCGGAGTCGAATACAGAGTGGGCAACCCAGCAAAGATGCTGGAAATTTACACGCCAAAGATCAGCCTAGAAGAAGGCATTGCCAGAGCATTAGCGCAATAGAAAACCCCCCATCGCGTCTACAAACGATGGGGGGCTTTCGCGTCCCTGTCCCTAGATCAGATCGGACGGATTTCGAATCGGACGCATGATTCGAGCGATCTGGCGGTTGCCCCAGAAAACAAGCAACCAGGAAGGAAGAGTAGGAATGCGCAACTCCTTGCGCGGTAGCAGAACGATCAGCAAAGACCAGAAGCCAAAGCAAAGGGCAAAGATAATCCAGAAGGAAAGACGGCGACCATAAGCCAGAGCTAGAACGCCAGCGATCGGCGCAGCCAGAAGGTTCCACCAGCTCATCGGATATACGCCTTTAGCGCATCAACGATGACCTCGGAAACGGAAACCTTATCCGCAGCTGCTTTGGCTTTGACGGCAGACCAAAGAGAATCCGAAACTCGGACAGAACGAGCCTTCTTAACGGCCACGATTAGCCTCCTCTTCAATCATTTTAGAGCAAGAACCGTAGCCAGATTCAGTCCAGCAGACATCGCCGGTGGCGTAGGTAAACAAGCCAAGCACCAGAGCACCGACGATCACAGCTACGATCCGACGACGACGGACAAACTTAGGATCCATATTCATGGCTTCACCTGGCGCAAAACTTCCAGATAAGAAGGGAGCGCATGCAAGACATTTACCAAGACCGCCTCCATTAATTCAGGATCCTGAGAATCCGAAGCATCAACAAGATTGCGACCAGCCAAAGTCATGGCATCGCTGATATCAATAAGCAAAGACTTCATCGCACCCATTAGTTATCCTCACTTTTCTCAACCTGAATCCAGATAAACCCATTTTGGTAACGAGTAATCTGCCCTAGAATATCGAGCCATTGCTGATCGACTTCTGCAGTTATTGTGTATTTCATGACTTCACCTCGAAATCCCAGTTCTTGCGAGCACAGAAGACACAGACATTCATCCAGTAACGCTCGCCATTTGGATGTTGATATTGACGCTTGTAAAGCGCCTGCCAGCGACCATCGCAGGCATCGCAATCAGGAAGACCAGCAACCTTGCTAACTGTTTGTCCGCGCATTATTTAGCCTCCAAAACCAAAGTAGACCAATCAACACAAGTTTCACATGGCAAACCACCGAGTAAATGTTCGAAATACATTGACCAATTATCTAAAGGAGTGCAGTGAGATTTTGCTTTA